TCTGCCCTGAGCGTTTTTATTCGGTATTGTGGCGTAGGTATCTACCGAGATACGGCTGATGTTGATGTCCGTCTGTGGTATCCCAGTCTGCGTCCGCACTACCTGTTCAATAAGATCTACCGTATCAACAGGCAGGTTGTAAACAATCGTACCCGTGGTCATAGCAATTTGACCTTGCTCAATCGTCCACAGGTTAATCCCTCGGTTAGCCCACTCAGTGAACATCAAGTTCATAGAACGACGAGCTGTACGGTGTTCGTACCCAGTACGCACCTCAACCCCACACCGCTCAAATGCCTCTTCAATAATCTCGTTTAGATCGAGATTAAAGGCTGTCGTACCTGAAGTTGTTGTCACTTCATCCCTCGAAGCGTTTTGGCGAGCCTAGCTCTCTGCCCAAGTTTGCCCGGAGCCTTAGTAGCTTTATCAAGCATCTTCGCAGGAATCGGCTTTTTACCTTTAATACCAAGCTGTTCACGAAGTGCTCCCGGTTTCTTAATCGCAGCTTGAATAAACTTACCGCTCTTAAATCCCTCTACACCACGACCTTTGAGGATGTCCGCTCTGGTTACATCCCCATCGCCTGTTAAATCAGGAAACTTTTTAGCCATTATCTGTACCTCGCGGTCTTAGCAGCAATGCCTTTTGGTTGCTTGACGAATTGTTTACCTGAGCGTTTTCCAGCGCGTTTAGCTCTTGTTGTCGCAGCGTATTCTGCAGGTGTAAGAGCATTGATTGCCGCCGATGGGAGATACCGTTCGCCAGTTGCTTTTGAACCCTGTGTGCTAGGTTTGCCACTCTTGGTCCTCCATTTCTGGTCAGTCCAGTCTTTTAGACTTTTCTGCGGTGCCTTCAATCGCGGTAACCCCCGCCCTTCTGCTTGTACTTCAAGGCAAGCATTTGAGCTTTGCGGGCTGACCACTGCCCCGGCGCACCACCTTTACCGCCAGCTTTGATGCTGTTGAATAACGATTTACGCATTCCAGGTTTGGTGTAGTTGCCAGCTTCGTTCACACGCGACATACCGCCTTTAGCAAACATCGTAAAGTCAGTATCGTCCCGACGAGGTTTGGTTACAGGTTTAGGCATCTTGGAGGCACGTATGGCCCCCATGCCGCGTGAAGCCATCATCTCAGCACTTCCCGCCGTAAGCCATTTTCTTGACCTTACCGCCCTTCTTCATGCCTTTATTACCAGCCATCGTAATCATGGTGCCTTTGGTTTTACCCTTCATAGCAACACCATCACGGCTAGGAGCGGCAGTTTTTACAGCGCCCATTTTGGACTCAGCCATACCGCCCATTTTCATCTTTTTCATCGTAAATTCCTTTCCAACGGATTGAGGGACATCAACTTTCTTTGCGAACTTCGGATTGTTCGCTACTGCTTGCATGAACCTTCTCTGCTTCTCGCTGACTGCTGGCATCAGATTCACCTTTCTTTCGGCCAATAATCTCGTGAAACTGCTTGCCGGTAATCATTTCTGCGATACGCATCAATGTCCAGATAGCACCAATTAACCCGAAAAACGGCGTAATCACCTGTAAAAAAGATCCAATAGTGGCAAATACCGAGACAATATCTGCCACGTTTTTTACCATTTCATATTTATCTTGCGCCATCTCAACACTTCCATGCACGGAGAGATTTATTGATCCTACTATTTGGATCGTTGGCTGTTTTTTCAGAAGTCAACTTCTTTTTCATGCCGGTCATCCTGGCACAAAATGACTTCTTGCGAGGTCCACCTTCAGGTTGTGGAGCCTTAAGTCCAGGCTTACCCGGATTAGCAGCGTTATAGGAAGCTCTACCCTTGGCGTTCAAACCACCTTTTGGGTTTTTACCTTCTTTGCGTTGCCAAGCCGGTGTCTTAGCCATAGAAAATCACCATCGAAGTTGTATTGGTAACCGTGCCGTGAAGCCCAGTAGAAGCCAATATACCTTCGCCAGGAAGCGGGATGATGGTGTAGCCAGCAGTAGAACTTGAAGACGTATTGACCGTGAGAAGAACCGGTCCTGTAGAGCTGCCATCACGAATAACGACAGACCCAGCATCAGTCCCATTTACTGCGTAGATTGTCTTAATCCTTGCGCGAGGAACCGCTAAGTTGTTCTGGTTTAAAAAATCCCCAGTAGATGTTAGCGGTTTGGTCGCAAAGACATCATATTGCATGGATGCCATGCGAACCTCCTATTAGGAAGCTTGTGTGAAAGTCACACCCGCAGCAACTGCACAGTACGCATAAGCAAACCAGCTTGTACCATCACAGTACAGTTCTACACGGTCTCCGGCAACTGATTGGGCGCTTACAAAACTAATCGTGTCATCAGCAGTTCCCGTATCACCCGCATCCCCAGAAGCCGGATATGCCTGACCTTTGATGATGTTGGCGCTAGAAGCCGTAACGATTGTGTAGTTAGCACCTGATGGAGCTGCTTTAACGATGAACGTGTAACGTAAACCGGCAGCAGGGGCAGGGAGTGTGGTTGCAAACTCAGTAGCTGAGTTTAAAAAGAATGTAGTACCAGACTGTGCAGCAGTAACTGACCCGACTGCGGTAAGCTCAGAATTTGCGGAAGCGCCAGTAACACTACCCGTTACATTACCAGTCACATTACCGGTCACATTACCAGTAATCGCACCTATAAACCCATTTTCAGATGTAACTGGGCCACTAAAGGTTGTATTCGCCATTAGATCCTCACATGCGATATCGGTGTATTAGTCTGCATGTCGTCAGCCGGGACTGTCTAATACACCGGGCTAACCCCGGAATACACCTAGTATAAATAAAAAAGGGGGTTTTGCAACCCCCTTTCTTCGTACCGTTTAGGCTCCGGGCGAACCGAACATCCCAAGCGGATCAGACCAACCGAACGAATAACGCTCGCGGCTCTTATAACGAACGTTCCCAGTGTCGAAATCGCCATCCATTCCCTGTGTCAAAGGTGCACGGACAAAGTGTTTCATACCGTTGGGTACGTCAGTCGTAAGGAACCAAGCATCCGTATCAGTCAAGAAGTGGTTAATGGCGTAACCCTCGGGGATCGAACCATTATTCTTCAAGGCGTTGATCGTGTTGTCTGCCGTGTCAACGCGAAGTTCCGTTTCCAGAATACGAGTTGCAACGAACTGCAATGCCGACGGGATGATCAACTTCTTCGGACGAGCTGCAATCAACAGACCACGTTCGTCAGTCCAAGCTGCAATCTGAATAACCGCTGCTTCCAACGATGTTTCAGAAAGGTCAGCCGCAACTGCTGGCGTGTTGCTGTTGGTGCCACCAGAGATCAAAGGATGTGCTGTCGAGAACAAAGCAACTCCGTCACCACCCGTGTAGGCAGTGTTAAAGCCGTTGTTCAGGACCGAAGCAGCTTTGGTCTGCTTGGTATATGCCATAGCGCGAGCCAAGGCTTTGGTGTAGCGATTAGCCAGACTGTCGTACAGGTTGTCCTCGATAGCCTCTTCGGTCAGCGAGAATCCCAGAGCGATAGTCTCATGGACGTAACGAGCGGTCCAAGCTTCTTGCGCGTTATCGTAGGCCATCGCGCTGCCTTCGTTCTTCACCGGAGCGGCGGAGAAGCCAGACAGTTTGGTTTCCTCTTCAAACGAACGCTCGGAAGTCTCGGTCTCGTAGATTTCCTTGTGCTCTTCGCCATAGCGAGCGTACTCCAAGCCGAACAATGCGTTCAGGCCGGGGAGAAGCTCTTTCAGTAGTTGTGCGCGTGAAATAGCCATTTAGTTTCCCCTTTACGCAAGCGCAGTAGCGTACTGATAGCTATGCCAGCCTTGGTTCCACTTAACGAGAACTTCAGGATACCCAATAAAGGTAAACTGAGAACCCGCAGTAGCAGCCGTAAGCGTCTTAGCTACAGTAACGGTAGTGCCGTTAACATTAGTAACATAGTTGTAGTTACCGGGTTGCCCACCAGCCGAAGCTGCGGCGCAAACAACAGCCATACCAGCCTGAAGTCCAGTAACAGCCGCATCCAAAGTAATTGTGGTGCTAGCCGAAGTGCCAGTACCAACTACCGTGTATGCAGTCTCGGGCACAACAGCTACTACACGGAAGGGTAACGAATTGCTAGCAACGCGAACGTTACCTGTGCCATCCGTAGGACCGTCACCAGACACAGCCATCTTAGAATTGCCCGTGGTTGTACTACCAGCAACGCCGGTAATTGCGTACACGTTGGTTCCGATGAATGACTGGTTAGCATAGCCAACCGTAGAAGCAGTGTTGCTTTCGCTGGAAGTTTGACCAACCATGACGACTTTAAACACAGCAGACGGATCATCAATGACAAATGCCAAGATGTCGTTTGCAGCAGTGCTGGCAGGATAGTACTGCGAGAACTGAAGCTGTTTAGTCGTTGGGTTCGTAAACTGACAACCAACAAACACGCCAATTGCACCAGCAATCACCGAGGTGGGGCTGGAAGCGGCGGAGTAAGACGTTTTGATCAGAGTTCCGTCTGTCTGAAGCTGTACTAGATCCCCGTAGAAGAGATCCGTGCCATAGCTTCTGGCAATCGGGAACTGTCGCGTTGCTCCAGCGTACGGTAGGCCATTAAGTTCATTAATAGCTTTAAAACCGTAAGGAGCATCAATGACAGGATAAGCCATTTTTGACCTCGTTTAAGTTAAGTTCCTCTACCGAACGACACTTTGGATCGCTTCTCCGCAAAGAGTGGCATCCGCGCATCGCTCTCTCTCATAAAGCTGTTGTCTACAGCATCCATGTTGGCTTTGGCAACATTGTTGAAGTGCTCGGTACGTTGTTTAACGAACTCTTCAGGCATTTTGCAGAGCAACAATCCGTCGATCTCAATATTGTCTCTAAACCGACTGTTCTCATCGCGCATAAACTTTAGGTTTGGCTGTTCTTCAACCCTTACTGGCTCCCATCCTTCTCTGAGTTTGGCAGAGATATTCTTGGGGTCAGCTTTACCAAGCGAAGATACGCGCACCCAGCGGGGTACATATCCAGGCATCGGTTCAATTTCGGGAAGAACATCAGCACGTTTCCACTGTTTAGGACGCGCAGACTTCTCGCGGTTCTCGACTTCTCTAGATAAACGATTTTCAGCCATTTGCTCGCTCCAATTTCATTTGTTCCTTCACATACTGCTCAGGAGTTATTCCCATCTTTTTGATGACGTTAAGTTGGGATTGACTAAGTTTGACTTTTTTGGAAGTCGTACTACGAGAAACGGGAGCTACAACAGTAGCTGGTCTTTCTGTACGTGCTGGAGTTGATTTTGTCTCAGGCTCAGCAGGTTCGTCA